ACAATAGTTCATTCAATTTGTGTTCATCGTACACAATTAGTAATGGTAGATGACATATCTAAAGAACTCAAAAAAGTTAAAGAAGAATTACGCGAACTTAAATAAGTTCAACCGGCCTTTGGCGTTCATCCCGGTATACAAACTCTGCCAGCCTATGCTATAATCATCATAGGAGAATACAATGGCAAAATATTATTCAACAAAACACTACGGGCACAACATTGGTCTCAGTGCAGTGTTCCGTCAACCCAATGCAGATCATTCACACTGTCATCTGCTACATGGATACAGTCTAGCGTTCACATTTACATTTGGATGCGATGCATTAGATGACAAAAACTGGGCAGTGGACTTTGGCGGGCTCAAACTGCTCAAGGCATGGTTAGAAGATCATTTTGATCACAAGGTGGCATTGGATATAAAAGATCCACATTTGGCCAAGTTCCAAGAACTGGAAGCATTGGATCTAGCAGAAATCCGTATTTTTGATGGAGTGGGTGCAGAGAAGTTTGCAGAACATGCTTTCAACTTTGCTGATAAGTTGATCCGAGAAAAGACTAATAATCGCTGTTATTGTGTACGAGTTGAATGTGCAGAACACGGCGCTAACAGTGCAACTTACGAAGGATAAATTTGCGTAAATTCTGGAGGCTTTGGGCCAAAGCACTGGGGGAAAAAGCAGGCCATACAGATCAAGAAGCAGATCTGATTGCTTGCTTTCGCACATTTATTGTGTTATCATATATTATAACAAACTGTTTTATTATAGCAGGCGTAATTAGACATTGGAATTAAAATGCAAATGACAGATCGTGATTGGTTGGAAAGGGTAACTATTGCATATAGGGAATACTCTAGACAAGTGGGTCCAAAACTGGACATTGAAAACTTTGTCAGTTGGATGTATAGACAATATGGTATTATAGAACCAAAAAAGGATGACAAATGAAAGTGGGTTTTAATTGTAGCAGTTTTGATTTGTTACATGCCGGACATGTGACCATGCTCAAGATGGAAGCACAATTATGCAATTACCTTATAGTTGGACTACAGGTTGATCCCACAATTGATCGTCCAGGAGTTAAAAACAAACCTGTACAAAGTATCTATGAAAGGTATGTACAATTACAGGCCTGTAAATATGTAGATGAAATTTTAGTATATAGCACAGAATTCGATTTGCTACAACTACTCAAAACTCAGACCATACACATTCGGTTTTTAAGTGAAGAATATCTTGATAGAGATTTCACAGGTAAACAATGGTGTATTGACAACGGCATAGAATTACACTATCATAAACGAGATCATATCTACAGTTCTAGCGAATTAAGAGATAGAACTGTAAAATTGGAAAGTAAAAAAGATGAAGACAAGGTACTGAGTATTGTACCACAACATTCACCAGAATTAATTAAAGGACCAGAATGAAAAAAGTGTTAGTAACTGGAGGTGCTGGATTTTTAGGATCGCATCTTTGTGAACGATTAGTCAACGAAGGACACCATGTATTATGTGTGGACAATTATTTCACTGGTAGCAAAAACAACATTGCTCATTTGTTGGATAATAAAAATTTTGAAGTTATTCGGCAAGACATCTGTATCCCACTATACGTAGAAGTTGATGAAATTTATAATTTGGCATGCCCAGCAAGTCCGTTCTATTATCAGTGGGATCCAATTCAAACAATGAAAACCAGTGTGATTGGTTCTTATAACATGTTAGGTCTAGCCAAACGTACAGGTGCTAAGATTCTACAGGCCAGCACTAGCGAATGTTATGGAGATCCGCATGTACATCCACAACCAGAATCATACTGGGGTAACGTAAATCCCATTGGCATCCGTAGTTGCTACGATGAAGGTAAACGTGCGGCAGAAACACTGTTCATGGACTACTACCGTGTTCATGACGTAAAGGCCAAGATTGTGCGTATTTTTAACACATATGGGCCCAGAATGGCCACAAATGATGGCAGAGTTGTTAGTAATTTCATCGTTCAAGCCCTACAAGGCAAAGACATTACTATATATGGTGACGGCATGCAGACCCGTAGCTTCTGCTATGTAGATGATCTTTTGGATGCCATACAGGCCATGATGAATCATGATGATGATAGTTTTATTGGTCCAGTTAATATTGGTAATCCTGGTGAGTTTACCATGTGGGATTTGGCTGAACAGGTTATCAAACTAACAGGCACCAGCAGTAAAATACTGCAACAAGCCTTACCACAGGATGATCCAAAACAACGTAGACCAGATATTGCCCTAGCAAAGAAAATGTTAAACTGGGAACCCACAATTAATCTAGAACAGGGCTTGATCAAAACCATTGACTATTTTAAGTCACAAGTGTAATGGAAGATTTTATTAGAATTTGGACCAACAAGGTTCCTGAGAATCTATGTACAAGGGCAATGCAGACCTTTGAGCAAATTATTCAAGATCCTGCCTATAAAGATTCCATCATTAACAATTCCAAACAGTTCAGCGATTCTAATATAGGAAGAAAAGATCTTGCCATATTTTTGGGAGATGCCAAATATAATCAATCAGATCTATGCAACGAAATAATGGATTATTTGCATAGTTGTTTATTAGAATACATTGAAGAATTTGGACAACTTAAGGCACTGACTTTGAGTAATAGGTACGCTGTTAAACTTCAAAGAACTCTTCCCACCGGAGGTTATCATGTATGGCATTGTGAAAACGGAAATCCTCCAGAGAACTATTGTAGAGAATTGGTTTGGATGATTTATCTAAATGACATGCCCGACGGTGAGGCTGAAACTGAATTTTTATATCAACGCCGTAGAGTTAAACCCTCCAGGGGAACTGTTGTTTTTTGGCCTGCTGGTTCAACGCATATACATCGTGGTAACCCTGTATACACTGGCGCCAAATACATTCTAACCGGGTGGTATCATAAAGAATAAATATAGCTTTAAGGACTACCATGAGCGATAATAAATTTTTCCAAGATGAAGCAATCGCGGCCAGTTCATACCATTATGATAAAACTAGGATAGATCCTAGATACGATACTGCAATTGGTCTAGGATCATTTGAAGGTGACTGGAGCAAGGCGCTGGAAGAGACTATAGAAACGTCTATACCAAGATCATTTAGTACTCGTGGCATGTCTCCGGAAGTAATCTACGAAGAAGCTGATGGGCGTGATCCCAAATCCATTTCAGATCGAAGAATTGATTTTTATGCAGATAAAGAAAAAGAATTCTTTGATCGAGTAAATTATGATTACGAAAATTATGTCATTGTCAACAAGACTCGACCAGAGCATGAAATTTTTCAAAGAATGATTGATATATTTGCCTTTGATTTGCCAAGACAGGCCACAGTCCATGTACAAAAAACTGGACAAGTATTTCCATGGCACCTGGATATTTTTCAAAACAGAGAAATGTATGAGGGATTCGATAATAAAAAAGTCATGCGTGTGATGATTCAACTCACTGATTGGGAGCCGGGTCATTGGTTTGGTTATGGAAATTACACATTTACCCACTGGCGTGCGGGAGACTTCCACACGTTTGATGTGAATAACACCCCGCACTACACTGCCAACGCATCATATCATCCCCGAGTTACCTTAATGGTCACTGGCATGCGTACCAAAGCCACTGAAGAGTTTTTGGAATATGCTAGAAACAATAAAACAGTCAAAGTTTAATTGACACTTTAGAAAATTTGCTGTATAATAGTATACATGTACAAGTTTTCTAACCCCGTTACAGTTCTTCCCAATCCCGTTATATCTGTATCAGCGCCTCCAAAAAACAACATTATATTCAATTCAGGCACAGCAGAAATGCTTCGAGTTACCGAAGATGGATTTTATGTACGCGGTGTAAAAGTAAAAGCAGACGATAAAGAAGCGTCTGCGGTGTACAAGGCTTTCAAAGAGTTTTTAGTGTATCATGCACTTACAAGGAATTAATATGGACAAATTTTTAAATTGGATGCGTAATTATAACCCAGAAATTTCTTGGTTTATTATTGGCGTGCTAGTTCAATCAGGCCTTACCAAATTAGCAACGAGAGAATGGGAGTGGGCATTAGTTGATTTTGGCATTGCCCTAATGAATTTTCTATTGTACCGAAAGGGATAATATGACTGTAGAAGAATTGCCCACACGTTGGACAGTGACTGTTGAGGAAGACCCCAAAACTGGAGATCTTATATTGCCATTACCACAAGAAATGTTAGATTTACAAGGTTGGCAAGAAGGCGACACGCTGGATTGGAAAGATAACGAAGACGGTTCATGGACTCTATCGAAAGTTAAAAGTGATTAAAAAAATCGGATTTGCCTGCAAGTGGATTGATCATCCTGAACAAGTTGACGGAATTGGTCCAAAAGACGATGCTAAGAAATATAATACTGGCGGTACTACCGTTTCGTGGTTAAATAGACAGAGTAAAGATGTAGCAGAACAAAAACTGTGGGACATCATGGTTCAAAATATTGAATCAACTCGTAAGCTCGTAGAGCGAGTAGGAGGTCTAAATGAACACCTTAGAATGGTCCGTGTTAGTAGCGATATACTCCCTGTTTATACTCAGCGGGATTGGAGTTATTTCTGGCATCGTAGCGATGTTAAACAGTATGTTGAGCAACACTTTCTTGAAGTGGGCGATTTGGCTAGAAAACTTGGGGTTCGTCTTAGTTTCCATCCTGGGCAGTTTACTGTGCTGGCGTCTGATAACCCAGACATAGTAGATCGAAGTATAGAGGAATTTGAATATCATGCGGATATGGCAAAATGGATGGGATACGGTAAGACCTTCCAAGATCTTAAGATCAACGTACACATCTCGGGTAGAGCCGGTCCCCAAGGTATTCGCGCTGCCTACAAACGCCTTACCCCCGAAGCCCGGAATTGTATTACAATTGAAAACGAGGAAATAAGTTATGGATTGGATGATTGTCTCACTATTAGCGACCTGGTTCCTATCACCATGGATATTCATCACCATTGGATTAAGACAGGCGAGTACATCTCTCCCTTGGACTCCCGTGTTGATCGGGTTGTTCAGTCTTGGCGCGGTGTCAGGCCTACTATGCATTATTCTGTCAGCAGAGAAAATTGGCTCGTGGATCATGAAACTAATCACTTGCCAGATTTACAACATCTGCTAGAAGCTGGCCACAAACGACAGAAGCTTAGGGCACATTCTAATTTTTATTGGAACGATGCAGTTAATGATTGGGCACTAAGTTTTTCAAACACACATGATATTATGTGCGAAAGTAAAGGCAAGAATTTATCTAGCTTTGCGTTATATGAACACGCAAAAAAAACTGGTGTGTTCTAAATTGTAATAATTAATGGTATGCTAGAACAATTACTATTAAATTATAATCAACATCCAGAAGACCCTGCCGCAAACTTTGAACTTGCATTGGAATACGAGCGCCAAGGCCAAATTGGCATGGCGTTTTCGTTATTCCTTAGAACTATTGAACGCGAGTCCGATGACATTAAACTATATGAAGCACTATTAAAAAGTGCATTATGTCTTTTAAAACAGACCAAAGATGATATTTCTGAAAAAAGTTTTTATCAAAAAGCATTGGTATTATTGCCTAGTCGACCCGAAGCTTATTTTTTATTAAGTAGACATTACGAAAGCAAACAGCTTTGGGCAGAATGTTATACCATGGCAGAGCTAGGTATGAAACACAGTAATCTAGACGCTGAACCTCTAAGAGTCAATGTGGACTATCCAGGAAAATATGGATTATATTTCCAAAAAGGTATAGCCAGTTGGTGGGTTGGCAAATATGAGGAGGCCAAAGAAATCATGGCCGATTTGAATCATAATTACACTGTTGCCCCAATTTTTAAATCTGCTATTGAAAATAATTTAAAAAATCTCGGCTATCCAAAAGAAAAAGTAGTTAACCCAGTAGAAGTGCAACCAGCCAAAGTTAACACTGATATTTTTAATCAAGATAAAATGCCAGGCTATTGGGTAGTAGATAATTTTTATAAAGATCCCGATGCTATTAGAAAATTTGCATTAGAACAGGAATATATTCAAGGTGGGTTTGGTAAAGGGTACATAGGTTCACGTACAGCTAATCAATTCTTATTTCCAGGATTAAAAGAAGAGTTTGAAAAAATAATGAATCTTAAAATTACTGCATGGGAAGAACACGGCATGAACGGGCGTTTCCAATACAGCATGGAAGGGGAACCATTAGTTTATCATTGCGATGATCAAAAGTGGGCCGCTATGTTGTACCTTACGCCAAATGCTCCTCCAGAAACGGGAACATCAACTTATGCTATAAAAGGCACGGATATTAGACATAGGAATCATCCGGAGATCATGAGAGGATTTAGAAAAGGTTCTCAAAATTTAGATAGAACATTGTATGAACCAGTTGATGTATTTGGTAATGTGTACAACAGATTGGTTATTTTCAATGCAGGTTACATACATGCGGCCAGCCAATACTTTGGATTTACTAAAGAAAATTGTAGACTATGGCAAATGTTCTTTTTTGATTGATCACAAAAAAAGCCCCTTAGGGGCTTTTTTGTTTTGTAGTTCAAAGACTTAGGCTTTCTTTGTCTTAGATGCTGTGCGGGCCGCTGGTTTTTTAGCAACAGCTTTAACAGCCTTGGCAGTTGCCGGGGCTTTTTCTTTGGTTGCTTTTTTGACTGGCGAGGCTTCTGCTTTGGTAGCACGTGGGGCACGTGTCTTTTTGGCAGGAGCTGTTTCAACCACAGGAGTAGCCACTACAGCTTCAGTGCCAATTGGCATTGGTGCAATAGGAGCTTCAACAACAGGTTCAGGGGTTGCTTCAAGTACAGGTGCAGTATCAACCTTGTAAGGTGCTGATGTTTCAACAACATCAGTTTTTTTACGGAAGAAAGCAAAATAACCTAAAGCAAGAACTACGATGGCGCCGATAATAAATTCCATGATATGGATCCTTTTTAAAATACATGTTTATTTAATAGTCGCTAAATATTATCATGCATAAAATGAAGTCAAGTGCCAATTTGCCGTTAAGCTACATTAGCTGTGCTGGGAGAAGAAACGGGGAAAATTCTCAGCTTGCGGATCCTTGGATGCCCAGTTGACCACTTGACAGGATATTTATATATGTACAATTTTATCAAAACAATTGCCGAAGGGCGAACTCCCAAAGAATTAAAACAGATAACTCTACCATACCCTAGAGATGGTCTAGGACGCAGTTTAAGTAAAGCGTCCATTGATTATCATTTTGGCAAACTATACAAGGGGTATGTTGATAGGTTTAATGCTGGAGAGGGAGATGCTGATTTTAACGAAGCTGGTGCATTCTTGCATAGCATTTATTATAATCAATTTAGATCACCCAAAGGCAATAACATTCCAATTGGTACAATTTCAGACTTTATTGTACAGCATTTTAAAAGTTGGGATAAATTCAAAGAAGAGTTTGAAAAAACCGCCATGGCCATACAAGGCAGTGGATGGGTATATTTGTCCCAAGATGGCAAAATTAAAACTATTGTGAATCACGAAATTGTAAAAGATATTTTAATAATTATTGATTGGTGGGAACACGCATGGGCATTAGACTATCAAGCAGATAAGAAAAAGTATTTGGAAAATCAATGGAAAATTATTGATTGGGACAGAATTAATGTCAAAATGGAGGGCGTTTAATCGTTAGTTAGTGACTTTAATCAGTCAACAAAATGTGTAATACACAAACGGAGGAAAAATATGCCCAACAGCAATGTAGAAGCAGTCGTAAAAATTGAAGAATACGACGAAGAAGAAAATGATTATGGTCCGGATGATTTTGGTTTTGTACTTGGACCTGACGGTGATTTAAAAAGTTTTATGATTCCCGCACATTTAATGGAAGATCCTCCCGAAGAAGTCCTAATGATTTTAAGCATCTTTGGTATTGATAACATTCACGAACTTGAAGATCGAACTCTGCATTAAAAATGGTTTGCATTATAGGTAAATACTTCTAAAAGTATATTACTATGCCCCAAACCGTTATTCTAGACAGTAGTGTTGTAACTATCCCAGCAGATGCAATATCGGTATCTCCATTAGGTGAGAGTACCATATTGCATGTGGATCTATCTATTAGGAGATCTTCAAATCCTGACGGGTGTACGCTATCAACTTATGCCCAACAAGTTGCGGATGGTACTCACCCTGCACTAGATCGTGACACTTTTATTGAGCATTTTTCATCATCTGATGAAGATATTAGTAAAGTTATTGATTTTATCACATCCAACGGGCTATCGGTATCCAGTTCATATGCGCCGTCGGCAAATATTAACATATCAGGAACCGCTGGACAGTTTAATAGCTTATTTGGAATAGAATTACAGTCAGTCGTTGATTCCACACGGACTTACATTAGCTACAATGGCGCAGTGAGTATTCCCATCGAAATGTCAGAAATTATTGAACATGTCATTGGGCTGGACGAATCCCTAGTATTTTCAAAATTTCTTACTACTCCAGGAAGACATTTAAGCCCAAATTTTCCTGGACCAACCAATAATCCAAAAGTCGCAGCCAGAGCCTACAATTTCTTTACTGATGGAGGGGCCGGAGCAGTTGTTGGTATTATTGAATTAGGGGGAGGGTATAGTCAACAAAATTTAAATTCTAGTTTTTCTGCTATAGGCGTTGCAACTCCAAATGTTATTCCAATCTTAACTGATAGAACTGCTACATATGATCCTGCACAATTTACTGCTGATGCAAATGCAGAAGTAGTTGGAGATATATTTGTAGTGGGCAGTGCTGTGCCAAATGCCACAATACCTGTATATTTTGCCACTGGAAATGCATATACTGCATTCAATGCGGCAATACACGATACTGTTAATAATCCAACAGTGTTATCTTTTAGTTACGGAATAAGCGAAGCAAATTCTGGAAACTTACGACAGTTTATAGACCCGTTGTTTGACCAAGCGGCTGCATTGGGCATAACCATTGTGGCTGCGTCGGGAGACTATGGAACTTATGCTATTTCGGGTGCCGCACAATATTCAACATCATATCCTGCTACCAATCCCAAAGTGTTAGCAGTGGGCGGCACAATTTTACAAGTGGATCCTACTACACAAAATGTGGGATTTGAAACTGCATGGAATAGCGTGGTAGATGCCAGCGGTGGCGGTGTTAGCACAGTATATGGTATACCCAGTTGGCAAACTGGCCTTGTTACTACAGCAAACCCTAGCGGATTACCAACCGCAATATCAGGAAGAGCATTACCCGATGTGTCTGCACACGCCGACGGATATAATTTTTATCTATATAAATCTTCTACATTACCAAATTCAACAAACACTTATTTAGGCACAAGTTTTGCGGCCCCCATGTGGGCGGCGGCAATTGGAGCACTTAATGCAAAACTTAACAGAAGATTTGGAAACATCAATAGCTTTCTGTATCAAAATCCAAATTTAGTAAATGATATAACAGTTGGTAATAACAACATACAAATCAATGGAACATATACTGGAGGTTATGAAGCTGTTACGGGTTGGGACGCAGTTACTGGTCTAGGTTCGTTGGATGTGGCCAAGATATACAATTATTATGCCAGTTCACAATTGTCTAATTTGATTGTATCTGCTGGCACATTGGTGCCCAGTTTTGATCCTATCTATAATATATATAATGTTGCTCTTGAATCGTTTGTACAGTCTATTGGCGTTACCCCAGTAGCATCACAATCGGGTCAACAAATTACCTATAACGGTGCAACTACTGCATCTGGAACAATTACCACTGTTGGACTAGCCACTGGAATAAATTCCATAGATTTTGTAGTTACTTCATTGGACTTATCTTCCACATCAACTTATAGAGTAAATGCTCTCAGACAGTCATATATTTCAAACGATGCCACACTGGTTGGTTTATCATTGTCTGCTGGCACATTAGTTCCACCATTTTCTAGCGCGATTACATCATATTATGCCACAGTAAGTAATGCTGTATCAGCAATTACCGTAACCCCAACAGCTAATAACGCAAATTCAACAATTTATGTAAGTGGCACCGCGGTTGGATCAGGAGTGCCATTTGGTCCAGTAAATTTAGGTGTTGGAGATAATTTACTTGCATTAAATGTTGTTGCTCAAGACGGGACAACACAGAAAACCTATAACTTAGATATATTTAAACAAGCCGCAGTAATTGGAGGCGGTGGTGGCGGAACTATTTCAAAGATACACTGGATCACTACCACAAC